CCCTAAAGGATAACGACTTCTTAGGAGTTTTACTCCTTAGAAGTCGTTATCCTTTAGGGGAAATCGTTATCCAGGGACGTAACCGCTCTTTACTTCCACTTTGAAGAAGATGGGAGTATTAGAGCGGGTAATCATCGGATAAAAATATTTTGGGACAAAAATGGGACAAAGTTGGGATAAATAAAGTATTGAAATGAAATATAATAGTATTATAAAAATAGCAGAGGTTTTATTGTATAAGACAACTGCAAAGTATTCATTTAAAAAATAAGTGAATAGTATGAAAGCAAATTAAAATTTACAGCCTTTAAGAATAAGTTAAAAAACTAAATAATTTGGATTGAAAATTTTATCATCCTTAAATAGTGCATTAGATTCGCAAAATAAGTTTTAATGCTTATAACTTCTTATAAGTAAAGTTATAAATTAAGACTTTTATAAAATCTAATGCTTATTTATTTCAAGAAAACTTAAAGGTTGTACAGTAAGCATAGGAGGTGAGCTATATTCAATAATTTATCATAATGAGGATGATTTAAGGTTATGTAATAGGCTGACTAAATAAATGATTAAACTATTGTTAAAAATATTTGCAGAAGAATTAGTAACCTTAAACAAATAAAATTTAATTGAGGAAGGTGAGAAAAAGTGAGAACACCTTTAGAGATTTTGAAATTTAATTTACAAGAAAAACAGTATCCTTATTTTGAGGATAAGGAGCTAGAATTGCTATTAGAAATCAATAATAATGATGTAGAAAAAGCAAGCTATAAAGGGTGTATTCTTAAGGCAATTGCAGATGATGGCATAGAAGTTGCAGGTATAAAATTACAAAGCAATAGGGTTTATTGGTTAACCTTAGCAGAACATTTCAAAGAAGAGCAAAAGATTCTAAAGAATCAGACCCCTATGGAAAGAGTTGATGAACATTAATGAATAATATAAATAGGGCAAAAATAAGCAAAAATATATATGAACAGCTAGAAAAAAGAGATTTATTAAAAGAAATAAAAATATTAAGAATAGGTAAAAATGCTTTTGAAGAAAAACTAGATGAAGTATATGTATGCACTATAAAAGGATATTATTATAAAAATAATAGTAATATAATTACAACTTCTATAGAGGGATTAGAAGTTAATAATTTGTATAATGACAAATTATTAATTATCTATAATGATATAAGCTCTAAAGTACAAAAAGATGATTATTTCATATTAGATGGAACTAAGTATGAAATAGTTGACACAGGAAATATTCAAAACCTAGTATTTGATATGATACTAAACAGGGTGTGATTATATGAGAGAATTTGAAGTAAATATAGATAGCATTATTGATGGATTATCTGAATTTGAAATTCAATCTAAGACTGCTATAAGTAGGTATGCAGATATTGCTGCAAAAAA